AGAATTAGCCGCTTGTCAGCGTTACTTTCAGCGTATTGGAAATAATGGCGGTGCTTACTATATGTATACTTGTGCTTCTGTGGAAGGCACTACAACTTTATGGGGAACTATCCCATTACCAGTAACAATGAGAACAGTTCCATCTATGAGTGCAACTGCAAGTGGAAATACCTTTACTTTTTTAGGGTATGGAAACACAAATGCATCTTTTATATATTTAGATCCAGCCCAAAGTTCGCAAACTACTGTTTGCATGGGTTCTAATACAATAAGTGGATTGACTGCAAATCAATCTAGGTATATAAGGAACAACAACGATACAACTGGAACATACATTTCTTTAAGTGCGGAGTTATAAGATGTCAACATACGAAATTAAATCAACTAAATATGGTGATTCAATTGTTAGAACAGATGAAGATGGCTCTATTTGGTTTATTCCAATAGACCCAGCTAACTCAGATTACCAACGCTATCTAAATCCAGAAGCAGTAGTACCACCAACAATAGGAGAATAATATGAATGCAAAGTTTCAAGCAATAGCACTATCTTGGTTCCGTGCAGCAGCATCAGCTGCTGTCGCACTTTACCTTGCAGGTCAGACAGATATTAAGGTACTAGGAACAGCAGCATTAACAGGATTCCTCGGACCAGTTCTTAAGTGGCTCGACGGATCTTCAACAGACTTCGGTCGCGGTTCGGAATAATGTCTACCAACGAATGGGCTGGCTTGGCTGTTGCCACTGCCACAATAGTTGCCAGCTTTGCTGGCTCAGTTCGTTGGTTAGTTAAGCACTACCTCACAGAATTGAAACCAAATTCAGGCAGCAGTATGCGTGATGCAATCGAGCGTCTTGAACGACGCGTTGATGGATTATATGAATTACTTGCGGGAAAGAATCATGAATGAAACCTGTAGCCAAGAAAGCCACACCTGCTGCTCTTGCTGTGCTTCGTCAAGCGACGGCATTGCAACCAGCAAGGAAGAGAATAAGCGATGGGCTTCTTCCGTCTGCTGCACATATCAAAGCCAGTCCTGATTCGGATCACAACACTGGTTATGGTGTCGACCTTACTCATGACCCTCTTCATGGCATTGACTGCGCTGACATTTTTCAGCGTCTTAAGTCTGATGTGCGTGTTAAGTACTTAATCTTTAACGGAAAGATTTGGTCTAAAGAACGCGTTAAAGAAGGCGACCGTAAATACACAGGTAGCAACAAGCACCCACATCACATTCATATATCTATTAACGATGGGTTTGGTGAAGACACACGTCCTTGGTTCCCATGGATGAAGCAGCCAACAATCATTGGTCAGATTAAAGCAACGGTCAAACCGCTGCCAATAAAGAAAGTAGCAAAGCCAGTAGTCGACACATCTAAATGCTGTGTCCACTGTTCACTTAAGAAGTAGGGGTAAATCGTGGCAACGACCAACAAGTATCTTAAAGGCGATCTGCCTATTGCTATTAGCACCAACGTACCTACAGCGTTGGTTCGTTATAGCAGAGAAGACTTTGCTGCAAGCTATGCCATTGGTAACACACCTTGGTTATCAGCTGCATCTGACAACAACCGTATCAGTCGTATCACTACGACTTACCAGAAGGAACGTATTGACCAAGGAACATTGACTGGCGAACAGTCATTGACAAACTGGTGGTTACGGTCTGCTACATCATGGCATCATGGTGCGGGCGAGCAATACTATGACGCTGATACTAGCGATCTATATCGCTACTATGAATCAAACAACATAGACCCATGGACTCTTGGTGAATTAAAACTTCTACCTGCTACAACAAACCTAACAACTTCTTCAGCTACTAGTCCTGCCACGGTATCTAGCGGAACATTTTATATTTCTGGTGGTGCTGTTAAATTCTATAACGGATCAACTACCACAACAACATCATTAGGCACATCAACAACTGCACAAACTTTAACATCAGATGGAACCTATGCATTGGTAGGAACTAACGATGGTATCTATCAGGTAACTACAGCTTTAGCTGTAACTAAGTTATACTCCAAGAAGGCAAGTGTTACCACACAAACAGTTCAATCTATTGCATATGTCAAAGATAGAATTGTTGCTGGAGTTATGCACGATAACACAGATATGCATCTCTATGAGTTGGCAAGAAATCCAACCAGTCCACCTGTAACTATGGCTAGTGGTGATATAAGGTTTACCTTTGCCAATTCATCTATAACATTTAATTCAATTGCCGAACTACCAAGTGCTGTTGTGGTTGCCTATACACAGGGTGCTATATCACGTGTTCAAATGTACACAATTAATCCAACCTCACCTACCGCTGCAATAGTTGGACCAACTATCATTGCTGAGCTACCTCGTGGTGAAACAGTTAATCAACTGCGAACATACCTCAATGAGTATGTAATCCTTGCTACAACAAAAGGCTTACGTATTGGAACTATTGGGACGGATGGTCAATCATTTACTTACGGTCCTATCAACGTTGAAGGCGACGTAAAAGATGTAGCACAAGATGAATCATATGTATATGCGACAAGATCAAATCTTGTCTCTGGTTCTGCTGGGTTATGGCGTCTTAACCTTGGTCAAGCTATTGACAACGGTTATGCGTACGCTCCAGATCTTGTAACAGATAGCAACGTTCCCAACGGTGTAGCTTTTGTTGGAACTACTGGATTAAAATTTATGACATCCTCATCTGGCACATGGGTAGAACATGCAACTACTCTTGCTGCATCTGGCTACCTTAGCTCTGGATTAATCCGATGGGGTACTGGAGAAAAGAAACAACCAGTATCACTAAGCATTAAGTCAGATCCAGATTCTAGCGGAACACTTGGGTTTAACCTTGATGATAACGCTGACCAACTATTAACAACTGGAACAGTTCCATTTGGTCCTAACACTGAAGCTGCGCTTGCTAGTTATATATCACCAGCTGACGTATTCCAAGTTACATTTAACTTTGCGCGAGATACAACTACATCATCACTTGGACCAACGCTAACTGAATGGCAAATACGTGCTCTTCCATCACCACTGCGTTCACGAACAATAACAATACCTTTGCTTTGCTATGAGGAAGAAAGAGATCCAAATGGAAACACACGAGTCTCCAGCCCATGGGAGAGAATCCAATACCTTGAGTCTATTGAGCAGAATGGCGGAGCAGTACTCTACCAAGATTTCAACTCAGGAGAAGAAAGAATCTGTGTTATCCGTGCTATTCAATTTGAGCAAACTGCACCTCCCACTTTTGCAAGCGGGTTCGGCGGTATCGTCACATTGCAATTGCAAACAATCGACACAGAAGAAGTAGTAGTTTGATTGAAACATATTTACCGTTAGTACTACCAGAAGAAAGATCGCCATTGGTTACACAAGTACGTGTAGCTCTTAATGTTGCTGGTGATGATCGGCTAGATGCTCCCCTACAGGAAATACTTAAAGGGTTGCAGCATCGCTATGACATCCCAGCAGTCGGGTGCATCAATAAAGCCACGCTGGATGCGCTCGCAGTTGCTCCACCAGAATGGTAGGGCTGAAGGAGAGGGGGAATCAGAAATGATTCCCCCTCTTTTTTCATTTATATAATCTTTCTTAACCAGAGTTGAGAGTTGTCTTCTATTCTTTCTACTCTTCCAATCAATAGATGCATCAGTGCATCGATGGCATACTTCGGATCATAGAAGTCACCTTTACTTGCACTCCATATGTAATCATCAAAGGCGAGGATGCCACCTACTTTGCATTTCTCGTAAGCATTCATGCCATCACGAAGTACAGCAAAAGCTGTATGGTCTCCATCAATATAAATAAAATCAAACTCTGCCTCGATTTTGCCAGCAAAGTATTGGTCACTGGTCATCTTAAGTCGAACGACTCTTTGGTATTTAGCAATCTTGTCTTCATAAACTTGAAGTACATCATCCCAATCCATGTTGTGATGAACTGGTTCATCCGAACCAGCCCATGTATCAACGTCAATAAGGATTGATGACCTGTCGCTTAATATATTTTCACATAGCCACACACTTGCATCGCCAGTGAATGCACCTATCTGGAGTAGCCGTAGGTTTGGCTTATCAGCCAGATGCAATAGATGTTTTTCAAAGTTTTGTTTTGCGTCCGTTCCTTCAAACCAATTTGGATATGTCATAACTTCCTATTCTCTTTCATCGGCTCGCCCTATGGCGAGCCTTTCCCGCCCACCACCCCTCTACCCTATATCAATACTGGTAAAAAAGAAAGGCGTGTCGTTACCAAGTAATCTTGGTCAC